ATCCACGTGGCCTAACCCCAGTGTACTGCCGCCGATAGTGGGTCCCTACACCCGGATACTATCTCCGACAAGTAACTGTCTTTGCCTTGTACGGCGTGTATTGGTACCCCGTAACTTTTAGCAAGTGACACCTTCGTCCCTGAAAACAGATGTCTGAACATACCGTATTGTTTTGCTTTTAGTCTCATATTATCGTCAACTAACGTTTCTTCAACGTATAGTCCGAATCGATAATCTGCTGACCTATCATAAACAGCTAAGTTTGTTCTTGTAAGTATTGTTTTGAAGTAATTTGATAATCCATACTTCTTGGATATGCGCCTAGAAAATGTGAAACACCCTGGTAAGATTGGCAAACGTGACTCGCCTTCAGACAAGCCACTGCCATCTGCCTTAATCCTAGTGCGGTGATATCGTTTTTCTAAAGCCCTGTCACTGACATCTTCACTATAGCCACCCAAGCTTATATGTATGTTCTCCATATCTAGTATATCTAGAAAATCAAGATCCCATTTGTCACAGGTATATTTAAGTTGAGCCTGATAAAGACGATTTATTACTTTTTTGTTACCCTTTCTAGACAACATTTCTTGTTTTCTAGTGTAGATAGAACGTAAAATGGATACCGGATCATTTGGGACTACAGTCTCCGTGGGACCGTGTACAAAAGTTGCAACCGACCGTGCCAAATATTGCGCACCTGTGCCAGTGCGGTGATCTACTCTTAAAAATTCAGCAATTGCGCCGAGAAAGCACTTAGTGTTTTGAAAGCGCACATTCTTACTAACTGCATTATATTCAAGCTGTTGCACCTGCTTTAAACTGGTGACAGCACCCAAAATGTCATCCCCATTGTGTGTAGTTGTGATAGGCGTTTTCTCCGTGATTACTTGGGTATAAATGTAGTTAAGTATGGTATTCATGAAGGTTGTCAAGCGCCAGCCTGATAACAAAGTACCTTCCGCTTTATAACGAATGCCATCACCCCCGGTGATGTACATATTTTCCAAAGATTGTCTTACCCAATATATAGCGCGTAGCTGATCCAACTCCAGGTATGTTTTATAAGTATATAAATAAGCATCTAGTACTGCCTGCATACTAGAAAGGCTGTGCTGTGAATTGAAGTCTTGAAAGTCAAAACAATAAGGTACTCCGTCCCTCAACACCTGCTCAACAGTCCGAGAAACCTTCCTTGCCTCTGCTTCTACTCCGATCGGAAATAGACCAGCTAATAATTCTTCACATCCCGCTAAACCAAAACTAGACATAATAAAGTTGGTGTTATCTACACCATATATAGCTCTGTTCTTCCCCCATTCATATTTTTCTGAAGACCTTGCACACATCTCTGGTTTCCTGTTAAAGAAATGAGAAAAATCATAGTCTGGCATGGCGTTAAAACCATAGAATTTATGCCTCATAGTGTGTTCTTTATGTCTGAACTTTTCATCCTCAGGATATTGGCTGTTGTACGCTCCTGTTGGACTCCATTGCCAGCGGGTGGCCCAAAAATTGTCCCAGCTATACCTTTTAGGCCTGCCTTTTAGACGAATTAGATTTTTGAAAAGTCGCGCTGCGTGATTAAATATTGTGTTAGAGTCTATGTTAACTACATTAAGCTCGATGCGATTACGGCGTTCCTGCGCCCAATCAACAGTACCAACTCCTCTATTTACTAAGACCTCCAATTCAAAAAAGGGTGTTAGGTCGAGTGGTAATAAATTTTGTAATGCTTTGAGCTTTAAGGTAAATTTGTTTTTTATAGAGTGCATGAAACCTTCGTACCCATTGAACTTCCAATCAATAAACCCTGATACGTTCCACCACTTCTTCTGAGCTTCAGGTAAACACATAGCCCATACTATCAGCCCAACCAAGAAAGATTCATGTGCACCAGAAAGGGCAAGACGCTCTATCAACTGCATAGTAGGGCCCACTTGTGTGCATAGTTCGGCCCACTCGAAGCTACGTAACTCGTTAAAAGTAAGGTGTCTAATGTGCTGCCCACTAATCTTAGTGATCGGAGGTTCAAGCGTACCTTGGTGGTAACTTTTAATTAAATGAATATTCGAAAATTCAGTAGCCCTATGCATAGAGGCTTCTGTAATATAAAATAAATGGTTAAGTAGTTCTTTGTTTGTAATCGGGCCATAAGGAGCCAGCTCAGGGCCGTATTGTATTTGTGAAATTCTAATGAGCGAGTAGTTACCCATCGAGGGTAAGTGATTATCCCTAGTTATATACAGTGCAGTCAGATTAAGGGCTGGCAAGTAAACTGCATACGTCCGAACAGAAGTATCCCCAATACGATACATATAATTACCACTTATATTAACACCATACATTATGTCGAATAGAAACAATGTTGCCAGGTCGAAAGTAGACTGTACCAGACAGTCATTATTGAGCTGTATATAAGAAAATATAGTAGTGAGATGTTTTAAACTGCCGGCCCAGGGTCTTCGTCTGGTTGTGGTTCCGGTCCTAAGTCTTGTTCCGCTAATTTTAACGAGTTTTGTGCGTCTGGGACCGGCACGGCTACCGTCGGTTCGCCCTCGTAAAAATCCTGGGTATCAATATCATAGTTCATCAATACAGCAGCAGAGTATTGTTCTTTGTCAAGCATGTCACTCAGAAACTTACTTGCTACCATAAAGGATGCTTCTTCACCTTGCACACCTACGGAGTGGTAGTCCGGCTCCTCCAACGGGACACAATTTATACGATGCCACGTGAAGGTCATTTTGTATTTCATGAAATCGGTGATTTCAGATCCGAAAACATGTTGCCTTGGCCTATTCCTCTGTATAGTGTAGCTTTCAATACGGTCAACTGTTGTGGGGTTGACAGGAGGCATAGCTATACTAACATCGTTTGGTGCGTATATGGTATGCACACCACCAGACTTGGGGTGTTTGTATACCACATCATAACCTTGCCATCTTTGGACAACACCATAAGCCCACAAATCGTGGTAATTATACCCGCGGTAGTCTCTGGTTCTAGTCTCTTTGACTACAGTAGGGTTTACTTGGAATATGCTGGCATATGGTGTACCAAGTATAAGTGAACCCGCCTGCCCAATGAT